TACATCCAATTTTTTAAACAATGTGCCAACATTCTTGTTTACTAATAAGATAGTTACACGAACATATTTATTATGTAATGCTCGTGGATTTCTCAATTTTGAGAAGAAAATAAGGAAAAGTATATCATTATCACTTATTTTATTTTTGACAGCTACGTCTTTATTTAATTCTATTGGTTCTCTGTTATATAGTGGATTTATCATCTTATTTCATATATTAATTTATGGAAGCTTGTTAGCAAAATGGCGTGATGATAGAATGAATGAATTACTCTCTCGTAGAGATTCTACTATTGATGTTTTTAGATCTATTAGAGAAAGTAAAACTAAGGTATTCATTAGCATGTGTGCTATAGCTGGAGTTATTTATAAATTTACTAGTCTCTTTCGTGCAGCAGCTGCCCTTCAACAATCTGCACTTGTTCCAGATAATGTTGAGGAAATTGAAAAGAGAGATTCTGAAGTCAATCCATGGGCAACCGCTGTAGCATCTGAACTACATGTTACTGATAAATCTGCCACTATGACTTTAGATCAAATTTTAGTAAAATTGAAGGCAATTTATGCCATGGGGTATTTGTAGAAAATGGATTTCAACAAAAATGTGATGTCTTGGCACTCGGGGGTAATACATTTATGATGCCTCTTCATGTTTTTAAAAATCGCAAAGACATGCGTGCTCTCATTGTTAGGAAAAATCCAACTGAACTAAACTCTACTTTTAAAGCTATTGTGAGTACAGATTATATGATTCCTATTCCTAGAAAAGATTTATGTCTTGTTAATATTGCTTCTGGAGGAGTTTTTTCTGATATACGTCATTTATTTCCGGAAAAAATAACTGCATCAGGTTCCGGTCATTTCCTATATAAAAATGGTGATGGTTCTATGAGATCAGATGCTATTAGAATCAATTATACTTCAGATTCTAAATCTGGAGGTCCGGGATATGATTATCAACTACCATATAATACTTTTACTGGTTTGTGTATGGGTGTTGTAGTTGCAAATTTTGCACGTAAATGTATAGGAGGTATTCATTTACGTGGTATTCCAGATAAACCTAGCGGTAAAGCACTGATAATTACTCAAAAGGAAATTCAGGATGTATGGGATCAAGCGCATAAGAAATGGAAAGGTGCTTTTCCTTCTACCGTCAATGGTAATTTCCCAGTAACTCGATATGAAGAACAAGTATTGGTTACTCAAGAAATCCATGAAAAATCACCCGTTAATTATTTACCTATTGGCAGCAATGTAGAATATTTAGGTCAAGATGGTAGACGAGTTACTCATACTAAAAGTCGAGTTAGGAAAACACCAATTTCAGACACTGTTGCTGAAGTAACAGGAGTTAAAAATCAGCATGGTGCCCCAAAATTTCATAGGACTAGAATGTGGCAAGCATCATTAGCTCATTCAGCTAATCCTAGTTCGGGGATCGAAGGAAGTTTAGTCAAGGCAGCGTATTTAGATTACGTAAATGGCTTACTTGATGTTTTTAAACAGGATAAGTTTAAATTGTGGGTTTTGGCAGAACTCGCGCCCATGACAGATATGGAAGTTCTGTGTGGGAAGGATGGTAAACGTTTTATTGATGCTATGCCAAAAGGTACCTCAAAAGGTTATCCTCTTTCTGGTCCTAAACGGGATATGATTGAATTTTTAAATCCTTTGGATTATCCAGAATTTCAATGTCCTGCTTCAGCTAATCCCATGATTGTTGAAGAAATGAAGAAAATGGAAGAAACATTACTTTCCGGTGAACGTTGCTATTCTATTTTCAAAGCATGCGTTAAGGATGAACCAACCAAATTATCCAAAGATAAAGTCAGAGTATTTCAAGCAGCTGATTGGGCTACCCAAATGATGGTACGTAAATATTTTTTACCTCTTGCTCGTATTCTTTCACTTTTCCCTCTTGATTCTGAGTGTGCAGTTGGAGTAAATGCTCAAGGTCCTGAATGGGATCAATTGGCTAATCATATGAAGAAACACGGCTCAGACCGTATTTTAGCTGGAGATTATAGTAAATATGATCTTCGTATGCCAGCGCAACTTATTAATGCAGCTTTTGCTGCCTTGATAGAAATTGCTGAAAAATGTGGTAGATATACTGAAAATGATCTCACAATTATGAGAGGTATTGCAACCGAAATCGCTTATTCGTGTGTAGCTTATAATGGAGATCTTATAATTCATAAAGGATCAAATCCTTCAGGACAGAATTTAACAGTATATATTAATTGCATAGTTAATTCATTGCAATTGAGATGTGCATATTTTCACCTTTGGCCTAAACATTTGGGTCAACCAAAACCATTTCGCAACGTTTGTGCCATTATGACTTATGGTGATGACGTTAAAGGTTCCGTAAAGAAAGGTTATGATTGGTTTAACCATATATCATATGCTGAATTTTTGAAAGAACGTGATATGGTTTTTACTATGCCAGATAAAGAATCTCAACCAACTCCATATATGAATGATCTCAAAGCCGATTTTTTGAAACGGGAGAACATTTTTAATGAAGATACTGGATTGATTCATGGAGCTCTCACTGAAGAATCTATTTTTAAAAGTCTTCATACTGTTCTGGAATCTAAAGTTGTGTCATTAGAAGATCAGTCTGCCGGTAATATTGACGGTGCATTACGAGAATGGTGGCAGCATGGTAAGGAGATCTACGAAATGCGTAGGGAACAGATGAAAGAGGTGGCATTTAAATGTGGAATGTCTGATTCTTGTCAAATGTTAACTGAGTCCTACGAAGATCGTTTAAAACATTTTCAAATTCGATATTTAGGACATAAATCTGAAGAAATTGATGAAAATGTAGATGAAG